GCTTATGTCGAAGAAGATAAACCAGTCACTGCGGTGGCGGGCGATCTGATTCGCGTTGTGTTCAAGTAAGGAGCACCTGAATGTTTGTATTTTCCCGTTCCATTGGCGAGCGCACCGGAAATCTTGAAGTTAACCAGGCGCAATTCGCTGAGCTGCAGATGGCGCGTAACGAAGGTGCTCAGGCCGCTGCCGATTTCCTCGGCCGCGTTCGTGGCATCCGTGAAGATGCCGGCCGACTGGATGCTGTCAACGCCGTTGATGACATTCGTCGCCTGTATCGCGCGTTTGATACCACCGTACTGGCGCAGTTCGAGCCCAACACGCAGTTCACTCTGCTGAACGACCTGATGCCGCTGTCGCGCTCTGTGCGCATCGAACAGTCTCGCTACGACTATGCGCGCACCGGCGGCCGTGGATGGGCGCACACATCCATGAGCGGCCAGATTGGCGCGGCCCTCGATGCGAAGTCTTACACCTTCGACGGCACCATGGTCCCGATCCACGATTCAGGCTTTAAGTTCACCTGGCGTGACCCGATCTTCAACAGCCCGTCAGCACTTCAGTCTCAGGTCGATGCCCAGCGCGGTTCTGTTGAGGACGTGCAGCGCCAGTACGTTGACTACATGTTCAACGGGTTCCGCGACTCTGAAGGCAACTTTGTGCAGTTCGACGGTCTGACGTGGAAAGGCCTCAAAAATGACGAGCGCGTCGCACAGGTCACGCTGACCTTCAACTTCGCAACCAGTACCGATCCGGTAGCGCTGCGTACCAACGCCATCGCGCTACGCGATGTGGTTCGCGTAACCAACAGCCAGTATGCGCCGCAGACCTGGTATGTTTCCGCCGAGATCATGTCGAACCTTGAGCGTTATTTCGACGTGAACGCCACCCGCACCGTGCTGGAAGAGCTGCTGAAGCTGTCCGGTATCGCTGCCATCAAAGAAGATGCGCAGCTGTCCGGCAACGAAATCCTGATCGTCCCGCTGACCGCAGGCGTTATCGCGCCGATCGTTGGTCAGGCGATTGGCACCGTTGCCGACCCGCGCCAGTTCTACAACAGCGATTACGTGTGGCGCACCTGGGGTGCAATGGGCCTGATGGTCAAGCAGGACATCAACAACAAGTTCTCTGTCATCCACGCCTCTTAAGGAGCAACCAATGGCACTAGTGAAAATCCTGAGCTCCAACCTTTTCGCCGGTGCCGGTTTCCAGAAACTGGAGGCCGGTAAGGTTTATGACGTTGATAAAGCGATCGCTGAAAAGTGGGTTGCGGACGGTAAAGCCGAAGCATCCAAAGAAAAGGGTGAGGCGCTTCAGTTCGAAGTGGCAACTCCTTCTGCGCCTGTCTCGGCTGATACCTCAGCGCTGCAGACGCAGCTTAATGATGCGCTGGAGCAACTGAAGCAGGCTCAGTCCGACGCTGACACCAAAGACAAAGAGCACACCGAAGCGCTGGAGCAACTGAAGCAGGCTCACGCTGAAGAGCTGCAGACGGTAACTAAACGCGCTGAAGAAGCGGAAGCAGCGCTGGCAGAAGCAACCAAGAAGGCGAAATAACCATGGCAGCCCAAATCACGCTTGATGACGTAAAGCCGCTGATAGCTGAGCTGGGCTTCACGGTTCCCGACGCAGTGCTTCAGTTGCTAATAGAACAGGTCAGTGCAGCGTCTGCCTGTATGGACGGGGCGGGCTACTCCGAAAGCCTGCAAAAGCTGTTGCTCATCTATGCAGCCGCGCGACTGGCCGCCCTGTCCGGCGCCCGAAAGATTTCATCGGAGTCTGCACCATCTGGGGCGTCGCGGTCGTTTACCTATGATTCGGCTGGCACAGACTATCTCTACACGCAGATCCTCGACTGGGATAAGAACGGCTGCCTGTCCGGGCTTCCTCTTTCAGGAGCAAAGGTTGGGCTATTCATGGTTGTAGGAGGCTGCTGATGTCATGGATTCCTGTGGCGCAGCGGCTGCCTAAGCCATTTACTCGGGTCTGGTTGAAAACCTCATGCGGCCGGCAGACAACCGGGTACGTGAAAAGCAGCGGTGAGTGGGCGATTAACTGCCTGCGCATCGCTGCAGAGAAGCCCACTGTAATCAGCTGGAGGGAATAGCCATGTCAGAGTTAGCACGCTGGTCTTATACCGGCAAAGCAACGTTCTGGAAGCGTCTGGCTGGGCAGAATGAGATGGGCGACCCGATGGGCTTCGCTGAACCAGTGGTGATTGATTGCGGTTATCAGGGTGGACTGAGCAAGCGCCTGGGAAGCATCGGATCGGAGCGTGTAGTCAAAAACACGGTCTGGACCGAGTTCGCCGGTGCAGATACCGGCGATTACATTCTGATTGGCGTCTCTGCCGAACCTGACCCGCTGAAGGCTGGCGCTGATGAGGTGATGCAGGCTGTGCGCTTCGAAGATACCTTCGACCGCCTGGCGGATGATTTTGCGATCATTACGGGGGCATAGCATGGGCGTGAAGGTTAAAGGCATTGAGCAGGCGAAGCGCAACCTTGATGCGCTGATTGGCGATATTCAGGGGCGTAAGGCTGTCAGGGCGCTGCAGAGCGCGCTGATCATCGGTTCATCTCAGGCGGCGCTTTACACGCCGATCGACACATCCACGCTTATCAACAGCCAGTACCGCGAGCTGAGCGTAAACGGAAGCCGGCTAACCGGACGCGTGGGCTACTCGGCCAATTACGCGGCTTACGTGCATGACCCGAACATCCCGCAGAACTTCCGGCGCTCCACTGCGCAAAAAGAGTTCCTGACAAAGGGCTTCGAAGACTCACGCGAACTCATCGACAGGACGATCAAGAAGGAGATGGCACTGTGACACCTCCAATGCATACGCGGGTGCGCAATTACTTCGCAAATGCCGGGCTGACCGATGGTTTCAGTATTCAGCAGTTGGTCTGGTCGGACAGCAGAAACCTTTCTGATGCGTTTATGATTTTTCGGCCCAATGGCGGCTCTGCCGTGCGCAAAGATCTGGGGACGGAGTATTACGTGATGGTTGACGTGATAGGGGCTAAGGGAGGTAACGGTGCTGCTGACACTGCGGTGCAGAGGGTTATCGATTACGTTCAGGCTAACCCTATCTCTGATGATTGCGTCGGCCATATCGAAAACGTTGGCGGCATTCCGGCGCCCGTGCTCACCACAGAAGGAAGGCTGGTTTACCGGCTGCTTTTCGCTTGCCTCTACGGGGAGTAAGCAACATCCACTCAAACAAGGTCGCCATGTGCGGCCTTTTTTATTATCTGAAATGAGGTAAGCAATTATGCAAGGTTGCCCAACCGAAAACGGCAAGCTTTTTGGCCGTAACGTTGTGCTTGAAGTAGCGCTCGGCTGCCCGGACACGGTGCCAGCGGAGGCAGACTGGAAGGCGCTGGCGGCAGGTACTTCAAAGACGCTGGATTTCTCGCCCAATACCACAAACTCCGACGCTGACGATACAGGCGGCTGGGTAGAGAACCTGACGACCAACGCTGACGGCACGGTGAGCTTTGATGGAGAGGTTCGCAAGCGCGATCGACTGGACCAGTTCGGCTTCGGGAATTTCGTCAACTATTTCACAACCGAAATTGGCGCCGGCCGGCAGCCCACCATCTGGGTGCGCGTTGAAATCGGCCCGGTTGAATTTCAGGGCTACATGGTGATTACGGCGCTTAGCACGGACGGCGGTACAAACGACATTGTTACCTTCAGCACTGAGTTTAAGGTGGCTGACGGCACCACTGTTCAGGTCACTAAAGTCGAAGACGAAGACACGGTGGCGGTAACCGGCGTGACTCTGACACCGCAGACTACATCGGTTGTGGTCGGCGCGACTCGACAGCTTACGGCTACTGTGACCCCGGCAGATGCGACAGATAAATCTGGCGTATGGACATCGTCCGACCCGACGAAGTTCACCATCAACAGCAACGGCCTGATTACAGGCGTGGCTGCAGGCACCGGCACCGCGACCTTTACCACCAATGACGGTGCGAAAACAGCACAGACAGCTGTTACTGTCACCGCTTCCTGATCCATTACAAAGGGCGGTTACGACTGCCCTTGATAATGACTCTGGAGGACAAATGGCACCGGCTAAAGAAATTGGCGAATGCCTGATAACCATTGGCGATGAAGATTTTTTCTTCCGTCCATCGTTCGCAAACATGATGAAGATTGGCGAGCCTCAGGAGATCGTTCAGGCTTTTTACGATCTGCATAACGATGAGGTCACTCCTCTCATCAAGCGCGCGGCAGAAGCTTATGGTTTCGTCCCTGAATGGCTTATACAGCATCTTAAAGCTACAGAGTACGGCAGGCGCGCCCATCAGGCCGCGATGACCGTCCTGGCAGCATGTTGCGATCGCGATGCTACTTTGCTCATCGGTGAGTATGTTCCCGGCAGGACAGGAAGGCGCGCAATCCTGTTAAAGCCAGGCAAGATGGACGCGTTCCCTATGCTTGCTATAGCTCAGTCGCTGATAACTCACGGCATAATCGGAAAGGCTAAAGTGCGGCAGCTACAACGGCATGAGACCGGGCAAGCGGTCACTGAATTTAGAGCTTTCGAGTATATCAATGCAGCGCGTAATCACTTTGGCATGACTCGCTCCGAAGCCGAGCAACTGACGATGACGGAATTCCAGTTGCTGCTCGTAGCCAAATTCCCTGACCAGAAAGGCTTCACGCGCGAGGAATACGATGCAGTAGCCGATGACTTTTTGGCGAAAAAGGCCCGGCGCCTTGCCAAGGCAAGTTGATTTTGCACTGAGTTGCACACCGGCTTTGCTAAAATCAGCGCCAGTCACGTTTCACTGGAAATGAAAATGAAAAATAAGATTGCTGCACTGCTTGCGGTGATAGCACTGGCCGGATGCACCAATGATGATAAGCCTGCGTTTGATTTTGCCCAAAAGGAGGTAAAAGCCTCTTTAACAAATGGTGACGCGACAGACTTTAAGGACATGAAGCTCGTACGGGTCGTCAAATTTGAGGACAAAACCAGCAAAGGCGTAGTGTGCGGTGCCGCATCAAATCCGAGCCAGTACACCGGATATAAAGGGTTTGCGATATGTTATAAAACCGCCTTTAGCCCGGTATCACGTGAGCTTTATTATTCGGTGACCGACAAAATTATTCCTGGTCAAGACTACGAAACGCTCAATGCTATCTGCAAATAATCACTGACAGAGAATGTTAATTATCGACCTCGCTCCGGCGGGGTTTTTTATTGCCCGGAGATCAGCATGGCCGAGAAAGTTGGCGAGATTTACTACGACATTGGCGCAGACGTAGCGGATTTATTGCAGGCAACAAAGCAAGCCAATTCCTCGCTTGATGATATGGGCAGAGGGGCCGATCGCGCCAGCGGAAGCATGAAACGCTTCGATTCTGCATCACAAAGTGCCGGAAAGGCAGTTGTGCGTGCAGCGAATGACAGTTCGCAGGCTGCGAAAACAATGGAGGCGCTGGGTAATGAGGTCGCCATCCTCGAAGAGCGGCAAAAGAATGGCGCACGCTCCGCTTTGATGCTGGCCGCAGAACTTCGGGCCGGATCAGGTGCGACAGCTGCGCAACGGAAAGAAATATCAGCTTTAGCCGGTCAACTGTATGACCTGAAAAACGCGCAAGACCAGGCTTCTGCGGCACAGCAGAAAACCACGACGACTTCTGGTGCCTTGAGGACTGGCCTGTCGGCTATTGCGTCTGCGATCGCCATCTCTCAGGTTATTGAGTACGGTAAGCAATTTCTTGAAGTGGCTGACAGCATGACCCAGTTGCAGGCTCGCATCGATCGCCTGTCGCCGAGCGCAAAAGAGGGCGCCGCTACCTTTCAGGCGCTGGCCTCCATTGCCTCTGCATCCGGCTCCAGCCTGAAAGATACTGAGAAGCTATGGGAGACGCTGACATCCTCACTGCAGAATGCGGGCGCCACTAACGGTCAGATACTCGCGCTGACTGATACGCTGCAAAAGATTGGGCGCATCGGCGGATCGTCTTCAGAGGAAATGGCAAACGCGTTGCGCCAGTTCGGGCAGTCCATTGCTGGCGGGACGGTACGCGCTGAGGAATTCAACTCCATCATCGAGCAGATGCCTGAGCTTGCGCGTCAAATGGCGGCAGGCCTGGGCGTTTCGGTGGGCGACCTTCGTAAGAGGATGCTGGAGGGCAAGTTGTCTGCGGAAGATGCTTTGAATGCGATAATGAGCCAAACCGGCAAGGTCAACTCGGAATTTTCCCGCCTGCCTCGCACTGTCGATCAGGCAACAAACAGCCTGTCCATCTCCTTCCAGGAGTTTATTAAGCAGATCAATGATGCAACTGGCGCCAGCACGGGCATGGTTCACATCATCGACTCCATCTCTAGTGCCATCGATAGCCTGGCCGGAAAAGTGCCTAATGCCACACAGCAGATAGCCGAGCTGAACAGCACAGCAGATATGTTTGCCCGGCGCGCGCGCACTTACTCTTTTCTTGGCCTGGATGGTTGGGCAGCACAGGCTGAAGGAATAAACGCTGTCAGCAATCGAGCCGCGGCCCTTGTGGGCGATCTGGCGGCGATTACCAAAGCAAACAACGCTGCGGCAAATGCACCGCCGATCAAAATCACTTCCGCCGGCGGAGACAGCAAGGAAGTCCAGAAGCTTGAAAAAAGCACGAAACGAAAACTGGAGCTTTCAAAACTTGAAGGTGAAGCGCGCGCCCGGCTGCAGGCACAATATGATGCTGAAGACGCTGGTATATCGGACAGTAAGCGCGTGAAAGCGCTGCAGGACGAGTACGCAGCCACAGAACGCAACACCTCGAGCCGTAAAGAAAACACTGCCGAGGGCAAGAAGTCAGCAGCGCAGGCTGAAAGTGTTGCGCAGAAGCTTGCAAACCTGAAGCAGCAATCTGAGCTTGCTGGTGAAAGCACAAAAGCGCTCAGCAGAGAGCAGGCTATTCTCACGGCTCAGCAGTCTCTCGGAAAAGGCGCTACGCAGGATGATATTCGTCTGGCCGGCGAATACGCTGCAAAAAAATGGGATGTTGCCAATGCAGTGAAGGCACAGTCTGCTGCCGAAAAGTTGCTGCCTGAAACGCGGGAGAACAACAGCTATAAGCAGGACCTTGCAGATCTAAATACTGCCCTGAGCGCCAAAAAGATTACCCAGCAGCAATATAACGCCACTGCAGAAAAGCTGGAGCAAGATCATCAGGCGAAGCTCGCGCAAATCCGGGCCGAGCAGGCTGTTACGCCACAGCAGCAATCTGCAGGCATGGTTGATCCAGTCCAGGCGCTGGCAAACGAAAACGCGCAGAAGCTTGCACTTATTCAGCAATTCGAACAGCAGAAAACCCTGACGGAGCAACAGGGGCTGGCGTTGCGAAACGCCGCTAATAAGGAATATGAGCAACAGCGCATCGCTGCTCAGTGGGAGATCTGGCGCAACCAAAGCGCGGGCAATGAGGCATTAGCCGCATCTTTTGACTCTATCGCAGGAAATGCCTCGAATGCTTTTACTGGCATGATAACCGGCAGTATGAGTGCGCAAGAGGCAATGTCTTCTCTGGCAAGTAATGCCCTCAACAGTCTCGTGAACGCATTCGTTCAGATGGGTGTTGAGTGGGTCAAGTCAGCCATCATGGGACAGACGGCCCAGACGGCAGCTATTGGCACCGTTACAGCTGTACAAACTGCAGCTACTGCCACTCAAACGGCTACAAGCGTGGCCGCAGCGGGCACTACTGCGGCGGCCTGGACTCCTGCTGCAATCCTATCTTCTATCGCTTCTATGGGCACTGCTGCCGCTATAGGTTTAGGCGCCGTCGTAGGTATTCTGGGGTCGAGCATCCTTGGAAAGCGCAAGAACGGTGGGCCGGTTACCGCGGGCGGCATGTATCAGGTCGGTGAGAGTGGATTGCCTGAGATATACCAGGCCAGCACTGGTAAGCAGTACATGATACCGGGCGATAGCGGCAAGGTGATCAGCAACAAAGATATTCAGGGGACTGGCGGAGGTGGAGTGGTGATCAACATTCAGAACTACACCTCGGCTTCCGTAGACGCTCAGGCCGGCAGTGACGGCAAAGGAGGTCTTACCGTTGATGTGATAGTTGCTGACCTAAACAGCGGCGGGCCGATCAGCAATGGCATCACCAGCAACTTTAATGTGAAACGTACGCCAAGGGGGCAGGGCTGATGCCTATTATTGACTATCCCGACTGGCTGCCGCTGGCGCAGAAAGCCAGTAAAAATATGACGCTGGATACAGGTTTTCTATCAGAACAGCCCGCAGTCGGCCCGGCGATTTTCCAGCAGATGACGGATGATCTGAAGGTCACATGGTCGCTCACGTGGATATTCACGCTGGCGCAGGATCGGGCTTTTCAGCAGTGGCTACGCAGTCCAAATTACCTCAATCGCGGGCTGAACTGGTTTCGCATGCGGGTAGATATAGGCGGCAGCGGGCCACAGTTGCAGGAGCTCCACTTCACCCAAATGCCGGTTCAAACCAGCATTGACGGCGGGGTTGTTCGTTGGACGGGGACGGTGATCGCCAATCACCTGAGCAATACTGATGATGAGTTTGACGACATCATCGTTGAGCTGCCGCCGCCCTGGGGTTCATGGCTGGATATTGTCGTGACAGGCTATCCGGATAGTCGTGATCCAGAGTCTCTGCCGAGGGTGCCCTGATGCCGTCATTCAGAGAATATAAGCAACAGCGGCCGACGCGCGGTTTGTATGACACGCTGACTTTTTACCACCCGTCATTCGGCTATGTGCGTCTCGTCGATAAGCAGTTCTACAACAAAACGCTCGGCGGCGTGGTTTACCAGCCTGCACGGTTTGAAGTTGAGGAAAGCCAGCAGAGCGGCATACCAGTGATCGATGCTACTGTAAAACTTGGCCGCATATCGTCCAGCGTCAAATCTCTGATGAAGCAATGGAAGGGTGCGTCACGTTTAACAGCAATTACTGCCACCCGTCAGATATTTGACAGTGGCGACGTGTCAGCACCAATTAAATCATGGCAACTGTACGTCAAGACGGTGGATATAGATGCTGAAAATGCCTCCGTCACGCTTTCTGTTACCAACCCCCTTAATAACAACGTAGGGCGTTTATATGACCCGCGAGAATACACAGGCCTCCAGTACCTCTGAGTTTATTTCGCGCATGATCGGCAAACCATGGGCAAACCGTGCCTGCACAGCAGATGCAGTCGATTGCTGGGGACTGGTCGTGCTTTATTACCGACAGGTGCTCGGCATTGAACTGCACCAGACGCCTGACTACGAATCTGGCGCAGACTTCCTCACCTGCTATCAGGGCGATGTCGTTTTCTGGCAGCCCGTTCCGCATCCAGCAGAAGGCGGTATTTTTGTCGGCTACAAAGGCTCGCAGCCAGCACATGTTGGGCTGATTCTCCAGCGGCAGGCGCTACACTCGCGAGGCGAAAACGGTAGCGTCAGACAGGATTCACTGATGCTGATCCAGCGGGCATTTACCAAAGTGGAGTACTTCAGATATGGCGCTGGTTGAGCTGCAGAGATTCCCAGGAACGCCGAAAGAGCGTTACAGGGTGCCTAACGGCACCTTTTTTTATGCCTGGCTGACAGAGAATGACAGCGCGCTGCATCGTGACGTTCTTATTGTGCGTAATGGCGTGAAACTGGAAGAGGATGACGAGCTGAATTTCGAGCTCTCAGAGCTGGACCACATTCAGATATTCGATCAGCCAAAAGGGGTAGTAGGCGACATCCTGAGCCCAATATTTAAGGTAGTTGGGCAGGTATTTTCCTTTCTGATGCCCAAGCCCGCCATTGCTAACAACGGTGGAAACTCTGTCGACTCGCCAAACAATTCTCTGACTGGACAGACAAACACCGCCCGCGTTTATAAAGCCAAGCCGGATATTTACGGCCAGGTACGCTCATTCCCGGATCTTATTCAGGAGTCGGTGTTCGAGTATGTTTCCCAGACAGCCACTGACGGCGGCCTGAAGTACGTTACGGAGTGGATGTGTATCGGTATCGGTAGCTATGACTTCAATTCTGTGCGCTATTCTGAGTCCAGCCTCGGGTCGTTAGCTGGTGCCGAATATCAGGTTTATCAGCCTGGAGAGGTCATTCCTCAGATCGTCGAGGGATATGGTTTTGACGATGTAGACGGGCAGGAGGTGCCTGGGCAAAACGAAGCCAGCGACTTTCCGATCCAGTCCGCCACCGCTAATAAAGTTGTCAGCGGAAGTTATTCCGGCGGTCAGATTGCGATAAAGATCGTAAAGCAGACCGAGTTCGACTACTTCAAAAATCTGGTCCTGCCACACGCGGTTACTTTCACAATTAACGTAACGTACAGCACGGCATCCGGCAGCGTGACAACTGACGCAACCTTTTCTGGCTCGCTGGTATCAGCAGTTGAAACGAACGACGGCGCGGTGACGAATCCCGTACGCTGGTACACCTTCACCTTCAGCCAGCTCGAGGGGCCGCAGGACATTCCGGCCAATGCCACTATCAACACCACCAAGTTCGTGCTGAATGATAACGAAGCGCTGGTGGTGGGGCCATTCTTCTCGCCTGTCGCGTCTGACCAGCTGTGGTTACATACGCAGTCGAGCCTGGGCGGGAAGAAAGAGACAAACTGGAAAGTCGTCATCTGGAAGATCAACGACGACTATACGCAGGTTCCCGGCACACAGCAGACATTCACTTATCGTCAGACCACGCCGCACCAGTCAACCAGCGAGGTTTTTTACCGCACCGACAAACTCACGCCGACTGGAGGATTTGGGAAATATGCAATCAGTTTCCAGCGTACCGATAACTCTGGTGACGCTTCTCTTCTTAAAGTAGAGGAGATACACAGCATCAATATACGCCAGAACGTGACCCATCCAACTGACACGCTTGTGCGCGTCCGGGTCAGGGCAACGGAGAACGCTCTGGGAAGTCGCGAGCGTAAATATAACCTGCTCGCCACCCGCAAGACGATTAGCTACAACCTCGACACGCGTGCAGTAGATTACACGCTCCGGGCATCGCGGTCTTTTGCCGATGCAGTCGCGCATGAGTGGTTGATTATCGGTGAGCAGTCTATAAGCAGCATTGATTTGTACGGGCTATATGCAATAGCTGAAGCTCTGCCAGATGCACGCCTGGGCTACTTCGATTATACGTTTGATGATGAAAACGACTCGCTTGGTGATCGTGTTCAGGCAATTTGCAACGCTGCCAGCGTCATCGCCTTCATGGATGACAACGTACTGACGTTTACGCGTGATCAAAAGGTGGCTAATCCCGCCGCCGTCTTCAACCGGGCCAACATGAAGACTGACGAATACAAAATAACGTATGAAGCGACGCTGCCAGGTGGGTATGACGGAGTTCAGGTGTCTTATGTTCACCCCACTACCAACAACAAGACCTACATCAACTATCGCATCGTCAACGGCGTGATCACAGAGCAGGAGGCAGAGAACCCGAATAAGATGGAAATTGTCGGGTTCCGCAACGAGTACCAGGCACGCGAGCGCGCGCTGCGTGAAGCAAAACGGCTGATGTATTCACGTGCCCGGATGAACGCCAAAGTGTTTGAGGACGGCATCATCCAAGTGGGCAGCGTTATCCAGATGCCTGACATTTACGACAGCAATGAGCAACAGGGCTACATAACCGGCCGCGCCGGCAATAGCTTTGATACCAGCGAGCCTGTGAGCTTCTCCGGTGATATGTACGTGCTGCTTACGGACAGCTTGGGAAATCCTACGCGACGCTATGCAGCTGCACCGCGCAGCGATACCCGATATGGCTTTATTGCCGCCATTCCGGACATTCAACTCAATATCTGGAACGGCGATACGGTCCAGCTTCCGTCGCGCTATCTGATAGCCACTATAGAGGAGATGGACGCTCAGCTATGGACAGTGAACAGTATCAAACCCAACGCTGACAGCACGGTTTCACTGACCGTAGCCGAATATAGCGATCTGATTTACTCCTGATTACCCTTTATCCGACTATCAGGCCAGCCATAGAGCTGGCCTTTTTCATGGGAAAAATATGGCTACGCAACCAACACAGAACCCCGTACCGAGTGAATCACCTCGCGACCTGAAGTTTAACGCCGGAAAAATCGACGAGTTCGCCACATCACTGGCACTGCAGTATCAGGACAGATTTGGTAATCAGCATTACACCATCGAAGGGCTTCGATGGATTGCTCAGCAGGCTATATCTCAGTTCGGATACATCACTGTTGATTCCTTTCAGGCAGGTGCAAATATCACTCTGCCAAATCAAATTTTACGCGACACAAGCACTGGAGAGTATTACCGCTGGGATGGTTCACTTCCTAAGGCAGTTTCACCAAACTCAACACCAGCAAGCTCTGGTGGCATAGGGATAGGTGCGTGGATTTCTGTTGGTGATGCGGCGTTGCGAAGTGAGTTGAGAAAAACTTCAGGTGCGCAGTTAGTTGGCGTGTCGCCATCTGGAAACCTTTCACAGGCCATGTATTTCGTAACTCCAGAAATGTTTGGCGCACGCTCTGACGGCTCAACTGATGATCTGCTGGCGATTAATAACGCGATAGCGACCGGGAAACCGGTGATGATGCAGGGCTATTACAACGTTTCGTCCGGCTCCATCAATATCCTGCCAGGGACTAGGCTGATCAGTAAGGGGGCAAGGATAAAAAGCACCTCCACGGCATCAGCCATGATATATGCCGTGAACGTGGACGACTGGAATATCGAAGGGAGGCTGTCACTGATCGGCAGCGGTAGCACGACAGACCTGGGCCAGATTGGGATACTTGAAAGCGGTTGCCAGAATTATCGAGTGGATAATGTGACGGCATCCGGCATAGCGGGCCGCGCGTTCTATCAAAATACGGTTGGTACCTGGGAGGCACCACGAGGTAATAAGGGCACCTGGACAAACTGTTCAGCTTACTATTGCTATATTGGCCACGAGGATATTGCCAATAACAACAGCAACAATCTGATGAATGAATTCACCACATGGATGAACTTCAAAGCATCAGGATGCCAGATTGGTATTCGAACCTCTGCGGGTAACTGCCAGTTTATCGGCGGCATGCTGGTGGATAACGTTGAAGGTTTCACCAGTCCAGAGGTCGGAACAAACACGACTCATGGACAGTGCGTCGGCATGACCATTGCTCACAACAGCCTTTATAATGTGAATATGGTAGCTCAGACTGCGGGCTTTACTTTTAGTGGGTGCAGCATTTACGGTGACTCGCCTACTGTAGGATCGGTGCGCCTTGACCGTTGCCGGGGAATTAAATTTGTAGGCGGTAACTTTGAGGCCAGTATTTATAATGATGGCCCCGGAACAAACTTTATTATAGGTTGTTACAACAACAATAACTTCACATTTTTCCGTTCAGGCGGGAACCCTGAAGGTATTGTTATTACCGACATGTATGATCAGGGCGGTTACTCGTCTCGCAACGACGTGTTCTGGGGACATTCAGAGGCTACATTTCAGGGCAACACGCTCATTAGTTATCTTAATAGCACATATTCCGGGCGAATGGCCTTTAACTTCAGTGCGCGGGACCCGCAGAAGACGATGGACGTAACCAATGCGGCTACGATGGGCTATAAGTACTGCCGCATTTCAGGGCGCGTCTCTGTCTGCACCAAGTTGCACGTAACCGGCCTTACCTCTGGCGCTACGGTTTACCTGACGGTTGTCAGAGTCAGAGCAGGTGTGGCTAACGAAGATGTCGTTTATCAGACCATTCCTGCCTACAGCACTACAGCTGTTGCTGGATGTCTTAACGCGGAAGTGAATGTTGTTGCTGGCGATGCGTTATTCATGAAGATCACAGTCTCAACAGGTGATGGGACGATTAGCGCAACTAGAACCGAATTTGCAACTCATTATATTGGTGGGGCAGGTTAATAAAGTGGGGGGAGACCCCCCATCTT